CCGAGAGGGTGCCGTTCCGCAATCTCAAGTAGCGCACTGGCTTCGCACCACAACGCGCGTTGTGGTAGGGTGCAACCCCTAGAGAGGAGTTGCCCCCCATGTCCAAGTTCTATCTCATCAATACCGTCAAGCTCGGTGGAGTGGTCTACAAGAGTGGTTCGCTCATCGACGATGCCCTGCACCCGAAAGCCGCAATCGAATCAGCGGGTGGAACGCTGATTGCGAGCAGCAATGCCACGGTTGCCGCTGCCGCTGCGACCGTTCAGGGGATGTGGAAGGACGGTAGTTCGGCCAACGAATGTGACCCCATCATGGCGAATGCCTACGCCAAGGCTCTTGACCTAGGACACGACGCGATTGGCAATGCTTCCACGGGTGTCACGGTCAATGACTGTGCGGTTCTCAACCTGTGGTCGTGCTCGGTGGCATTGCAGACCAAGGGAGTGACGGTGCACGCACAAGACCCCGGGGGTGCTGCATTGGCACTGGTCGCGGGCTTCACCAATCCCCTGCCGCGCAGGACTCTCAACATCGCACGCTCGGATGCCGGTCCTGACAATGTGGACTACACCTGCACGGTGAAGACGCCCGATGGTGGGAGTGCCGACATCGTGCTGACGGTCCCTCGCAATGGCAATGCCACGACGAGCATCGCTGGGGAGTGGACGGCCATCAGCACCGCAGTGGACCCGGTGAGCACCAGTGACTTCGTCACAGGGGACGGATTCTGCATCGGAACCATTCCCGGGGCCACCAAGATTCTGTCGGTCAACGGAGTGGTGGAGGCCATTGCGTCGAGCGACGATGGTTCCGGCACCATCGTGCCGACCACTGCCCCCGATGGTGCCAAGGAGTTCTGCGTGCAGTACAGCAGTCCTCACGACCACACCATCACGGACCCGCAGCACACCCATACACTCACCTGAGCCCGGTGCTAGTGTTGCGGCATGGCCCGCAATGCCTCTCAGTACAGCAAGATTCTCGAACAGCTTGAATCCACCCGGCGTCAAGCCATGGTTGCCCTGCAACGTATGGGAAGCGCGCGACTGGCTGCTATGCTGGCGAGAGCCGCTAAGGTAGCGGAGCGTAATCTACCCCCGGCCAATGGCACGTTCACCAGTGTCACCAAGCGACAGGCCATGACGCAGTTGAGCATTGTGACCAAGGACTTGCAGAAAGCCGTGGATGCGATTGTGCGGGGCACGGCACACAAGGCTGCAACGGCAGCGAGCCAATCACAACTGGAGTTCTTGGTCAAAGCCGAGAGCATGTTCCGTGGTTCTACGGGCATTGGTCCGCGGGTGGAGGATGCGGTGCAGTTGGACACAGCGGTGGCGGGTGCCGATGCGAGTGTGTTGCGTCGGGTCAGCACGGACCCGAACTACCGTGGTGAGAAAGCAAAACAGGGGGTGATGGACCGCTACGGGGCGTCAACGATGCAGCGGTTCGAGGAGGTGATTCAGGAAAGCATGTTGAGCGGGGAGGATTGGGCTAGTGCCCGTATGCGGTTGACCGATGAGTCGATGTGGTTGGAATCGCATCCTCGCTTTTGGGCCGAGCGGATTGTTAGGACCGAGTGTTTACTCGGGGATACGCTTGTTTCCGGTGCGGTGGTGAATGCAGCCCTTCGACGGTGGTACGACGGTAATGTCGTTGAGATTGTCACCGAAGGTGGCCGCAAGTTCACCACAACCCCTAATCACCCTATGCTGACGCGGCGGAGTTGGGTGCACGCGGGCGAGTTGAACGAAGGTGATTATCTCGTCTGCTACCGCGGGGAGAAGCACTTTGGTACGTCTGGAGATGAGCACGTAACAGCACCACCAACCACGATTGCTGAGATATTCGATTCGCTTTCGGCAGTAGGGGTCGGTGAGCGGCGAAGAACTGCTGAGCCAGATTTCCACGGCGACGGGCGCAATGGCTATGTCGATATTCTTCGTCCCCACAGGGTGCTGGAGGTCGGGAGTTTCGCCCCGCTCTACAAGCCAGTCACTAACCGTATCTTCTCCCCATCCAACGTGGTCGGGTCGGGATTCTGCCGCACGTGTGGCCGTTTGCTCTCGATTCAACACCAACCGTGCCGCTGCGGGGTTACGTGGGGTAATGCCTTGTTCCAACAAGCGGTTCACAATGAGGTGCTCACTAACCCCGAGTTCATTGGCGAGTTGTTTGACGTTATCACCAGCAAGGAAGCGCTCTCATATATTCTCAGTGACCCCTTGCTTGTAGCGGGGGTGGCCGAGTTGCTCGAATCGGTTGGAGGCTGCATCGGAACGGTTTCAGATAACTCCAGCCTTGCGCAAGATGCGTTTGATGGTGTCAGGGCTGGTATGCAGTTGGGAAGCAACCCGCTCGGCGCTCAACCCGGTGAGATAGAGTTTGACCGCGTGGTTAGCATCAGGTGGTTGGAATTTCATGGGCATGTCTACAACCTTGCCACACCGCACGGGTACTATGCAATCAATGGGGCATATACCGGGAACACGATGGCGGCATACAATCGCGCCGGGCATGAGGTGATGCGACAAGCTGAAGACGCCGTTGGGAAGTGTGTGCGGATTCTGTGTGCACACTTCGACGACCGCACCGGGTGGGACAGCTATCAGGTGCACGGGCAAGTACGCCGCATGGAGGAGCCGTTTGAGGATGGTGAGGGGAGGCTTTACATGGTGCCGCCCAATCGCCCCAATGACCGGGAGATTGTGATTCTGCACGCGGTGGAATGGCCGTTGCCCGAGGAGCTATTGCCCAAGAGTGATGAGGAAGTGTTGGCCGCTTGGATGCGCCAGCGTAAGAAGGGTGTCCCACCCCCGCGCCCCAAGATGAGCACGGTAAAGGGCTTTGGCATTGTGCCGGGGGACGAGCCTGTGACGGACGGTAAGTGACGTGATATGGTGTGTCACCATGGACCTGAAACAGTGGTCACATCGATTGTTGGAGTTGCCCAAAGTGAACGACTCCCCCGAGAGCGTTCTGGAGGAGTTCGAGCACATTCTGGAGCGTAGTCGCAGTGGTCAGTTGAGCCAGCGGGTGATGCGGCAACTGGCCCGTTCCGAGCGGTCCTACAAAGGCTGGAGTACCCGGCGAGACAAGGAGACAACCAATGGCTGACGAGAAGAAGACCCCCGCGGTGAAGCAGGAAAGCAATCCCACGCAGAAGCCCTACGACCCGTCGAAGGAAGAGAAGCAGGTTCCCGCGGGTGGTGAGTACTTGAAGGTGGACAACCCCGGAGCGGGTGTCGGCAGCATTGGCAATCCCAAGAAGCCCTTCAAGGTCTGATTCCCCTCCACCACAACGCGCGTTGTGGTCCCCCCCGAGCGTGCGCGCTACGCTTGCGCGCATGATTCGATACTATCCCCCTCCCGGTAGTGGCATTCCTGGTCCGACTGGTCCTATGGGACCAACTGGTCCGCAAGGCAATCCCGGGTTGGATGGTGCAACTGGCCCCCAAGGTCCCCAAGGCATCCAGGGGCTCCCAGGAGCGGACGGGATGACTGGCCCGCAGGGACCGCAGGGACCGCAGGGTCCGCAGGGTGCGGATGGCGCTACCGGTCCCCAGGGGCCGCAGGGCATCCAGGGGCTACCAGGAGCGGACGG